GGTTTGGTAAAAACTAAAACCTGTGAGAAAACGGATGCCGAAGTTTATGAGAACTGGTATAAGGCGGTATATATGCCCAATCTGGCTGCCGCTGTACAGAGTGGTAAGGCATCCGCAGCATCTGTGAAAGCGTAAGGAGAGTGCAGTATGGCAATTCAGAAGAACATCACCATTGACGGCATTGATGTGCCGTTTAAGGCAAGTGCAGCAGTTCCCAGACTGTATCGCTTGAAATTCCGCAGAGATATTTATCAGGACTTTGCAGCACTGCAAAAGTCTGTGGGAGAAAAAACAGAGAAATCCTCTGCACTGGATATTGAAAGCCTTGAAGTGTTTGAGAACATCGCCTATATCATGGCAAAACACGCCGATGCAGCCATTCCGGCATCGCCGGATGAGTGGCTGGAACAGTTCAACACGTTCAGCATTTACGAAATCCTGCCACAGCTGATTGACCTCTGGGGCTTGAATGTAGAAACACAGGTCAAGTCTAAAAAAAACATCGAAAAACTGACCGCCCGATGACAACGCCCCTGTTCCTTCTCCGATGTGTGCAGATTGGGCTGTCCCTCTCAGAGCTTGATCTGCTCACGATTGGAGTCGTGAATGATATGTTCACGGAAAAGGAAAATGACGAATACGATGGCTGGCATGAGGTCGCTGGGCAGGCGGACTTTGATGCGTTTTGAACCTTTACTTTTTCTACAAAATATGCTATACTAAAGAAAAAAGTGGAGATGAGCCCATGCCCGGATTTGATTGGTGGTCTGTTGAACACAAGGAAATAATTGAAAACGCCCAGAATAATATTGGTGTGAAAATTGCAATAGGTAGTGGCTATGACGGATTAATCACTTGTAATGTTGGTAAACTATTAACAGCAGACTATGATTTGGTGATAAGTTTTCGGCACACATTATCCTGTTTTGTAATTTGGTCAACTGGGTTAAATCGCTCGCTGTCTCGAAAACGTTTTGATGTTGGAAAATCAACAGCACTTTCAAATCTACTACGAGCTGGCATTCAAGAAGATCAAATTATTCCGTTTTATAAACAAATTCGTGATCAGTATCAAAATCCGCTTGGTTACCAAAAAATACTTTTTGTTGGCATTAACAGATTACAAGAAGTAGTTGAACACTATGAGGAGTTCATTTTTCCCAACCCCGACGATGAAGGATACATGGAGCCAATTTGTGTACCAAACGAAAATGGTGATCCAGTGTTTGTTTCAACATCTGATAATGTGCCACAAGTCTTAGTAAACGCCAATATTTCACGTTGCAGAGATCGAATTGATAGAACAAGACGAAACTACAGCTTTCGTAAAGCAGTTTTAGAACGATGGAATAACCGCTGCGCAGTTTGTGGGGAAACTGAAATGATTGTTCTTCAAGCAGCACATATCATAGCCGTAAAAGATGGCGGCAATGATAGCCCCAACAATGGTATTTGTCTTTGCGCTAATCACCATCTAATGTTTGACGGTGAAAATGGTAAACAATTGATAGCAATATCAGAAGACCAGCGAACATTCTCATGTTCTTCCGCCAGTGAAAAGAAAAAAGAATGGTATGTTCAAGCGCGAAACAGAGGATTAACGCTCTTTCCAAGTAGATACTAATAAAAAGCACTTGCTACGGCAGGTGCTTTTTTCATGCCCTCACGGAGGAGGTGAAACCGCATGGCAAACAGAATCAAGGGCATCACCGTAGAAATCGGCGGCGATACCACCAAGCTGTCCAAGGCACTGGAAGGTGTCAACAAGGATATCAAGGGTACACAGACGCAGCTGAAAGATGTCCAGAAACTGCTGAAGCTTGATCCTTCCAACACGGAACTGCTCTCGCAGAAGCATAAGCTCCTCGCCGATGCGGTGACAGCTACCAAAGAAAAGCTGGAAGTGCTGAAAACTGCCGCAGAACAGGCAAATACCGCTCTTGCAAACGGCGAAATTCCCCAGCAGCAGTATGATGCACTACAGCGTGAAATCATCGAAACCGAAAACGAACTGAAACGCTTAACCACAGAAGCAAACAATTCTCACACCGCTTTGGAAAAGATGGGCGTTCTGGGAGAAACGCTGCAGTCCGCCGGGGACAAAATTTCCGGTGTGGGACAAAAGCTGCTGCCGGTCACTGCCGGTGTCACGGCTCTGGGAACCATTGCCGTGAAAACTGGTGCGGATTTCGATTCTGCCATGTCAAAGGTGGCAGCTGTTTCGGGGGCGACCGGTTCAGAGATTGATGCTCTCCGGGAAAAAGCACGTGAAATGGGCAGTAAAACGAAGTTCTCTGCAAGTGAGGCAGCGGAAGCCATGAACTACATGGCGATGGCAGGATGGAAAACCAATGATATGCTCAGCGGTATCGAAGGCATCGTGAACCTTGCCGCCGCTTCCGGTGAGGACTTGGCATCTACTTCGGACATTGTCACAGATGCTCTGACTGCTTTTGGCTTGTCTGCTTCGGACAGTGGACACTTTGCGGATATTCTGGCGGCCGCAAGTTCCAACGCCAATACCAATGTCAGCATGATGGGCGAAACTTTCAAGTATGCCGCTCCGGTGCTGGGTTCTTTGGGCTATTCCGCTGAAGATTCCGCTATCGCCATTGGACTGATGGCAAACGCCGGTATCAAATCCTCACAGGCTGGTACAGCACTGCGTTCCGCCATTACCAATCTGGCAAAGCCAACAGATACGGTAGCATCTGCCATGGAACAGTATGGCATTTCTCTGACAGATAGTTCCGGCAAGATGTATTCTCTGCGGGAACTCATGGAACAACTCCGACAGAAATTGGGCGGATTGTCCGAGGCAGAACAGGCACAGGCTGCTGCCTCGCTGTTTGGCAAAGAGGCCATGTCCGGTATGCTGGCGATCATCAATGGTTCCCCGGCGGACTTTGAAAAGCTGTCCAATGCCATTGACACCTGTTCGGATACAGTAGATGGCTACAATGGCACGACCGAAAAAATGGCAGCGGTCATGCAGGATAACCTTGCCGGACAAGTGACCATTTTGAAATCTCAGCTGGAAGAATTGGCGATCAGTTTTAGCGATATTCTGATGCCCACCATTCGCTCTATTGTTTCTCGTATTCAGGAACTGGTGGACAAGCTGAATCAATTGGATCCGCAGACAAAAGAAACCATTGCGAAAATTGCACTGGTGGCTGCTGCTCTGGGACCGATGTTGGTGGTGCTTGGAAAGACCATTTCCAGCGTGGGAACCGTCTTTTCCGCAGTGTCCAAACTGCCTGCCCTTTTCTCGGCTGTGCAAGGTGGCATTGGAGCCATTACCGGAGCGTTGGGCGTGTCATTAGGTCCGCTGCTCGCCATTATCGCAGCTGTTGCCGCTTTGGTGGCTGCCTTTGTGCATCTCTGGAAAACCAATGATGAATTCAAAAGCAATATCATCGCCATCTGGGAGCAGATCAAAAGCACCTTTACCGGATTGACACAGGGCATCACTGACCGGCTAAATGCTCTGGGATTCGACTTTGAGAGTTTCACCGATGTGCTGAAAGCTGCATGGGACGGGCTGTGCAATCTGCTGGCTCCCATTTTTGAAGGCGTCTTTCAGAATATCTCCAACATCTTTTCAGAGTTTACTGGCGTTCTTCTGGGGCTGCTGGATGTTCTGATTGGTCTATTTACCGGCGACTGGGAGCAGTGCTGGGACGGTATCAAGGGTATTTTTACTTCTATCTGGGACTTCATTGTCAACACATTCCGCAATATCATGAATACCCTGAAAGGCGTTGCAGATGTGGTGCTGGGGTGGTTCGGAACAAGCTGGAATGAAGTCTGGACTTCCATCAAAACATTTTTTGTGGACACATGGGACAGCATCGCTTCCTTCTTCACGGGAATCGTTACCGGAATCCGGGACTTTTTCGTCAACACTTGGACATCCATTTCCAATACCTTCACCACCATTGTCACTGCCATTCAGACGGTGGCAACAACTGTATTTACGGCAATTCGGGACTTCTTCACCACCATTTTTACGGCAATCTACAACTTTTTCAGCACGATTTTCAATGCCATTTACAACGTGGTTTCTACGGTTTTTCAGGCAATTTATAACGTCATTACGACCGTTTGGAATGCCATTTACACCACCTTAGAACCGCTGATCACAGCATTCGGCTATCTGTTTCAGACGATTTTTGAAGCCATTCAGATCATTGTGGGCAGAGTGATGGACTGGATCTCGGAGAAGATCAGTGCCATTTGGAATGCGATCGTGGCGTTTTTAACGCCGATTTTAGAAGGCATCCGAACGACCTTTGAAACCATCTGGAACGCCATCTCCAATACGATTTCCACGGTTTTGACGGCGATTCAAGATGTAGTAACTACGGTTTGGAATGCGGTATCCGGTTTCATTTCTTCTGTTTTGTCAGCAATCTGGAATGTGGTTTCTTCCATTTGGAACAGCATCTCCGGCACGATTTCCAGTGTGATGAATGCCATTTTTTCTGTGGTATCCTCTATCTGGAATCGGATTTCTTCTGCGGTTTCCAATGTTCTGAACGCCATCCAATCGGTGGTATCTAACATCTGGAACAGCATCAAGAGCACCATTTCCAACGTGATGCAGAGCATTTCTTCTACGGTGTCCAGCATCTGGGACAACATTCGTTCTGCGGTTTCTGATAAAATCAGCGGCATCAAATCCACCATTCAGAATGGATTTGATGCCGCTGTAGGATATATCAAGGGACTGGCTTCCGATGCCTGGAACTGGGGACGGGACATCATTCAGGGAATCATTGACGGCATTCAGAGTGCCATCGGCTGGCTGGCGGACTGCGTCACCAATGTTGCCGATACCATTCGGGATTTCCTACACTTCTCTGTGCCGGATAAAGGTCCTCTGACAGACTACGAGAGTTGGATGCCAGACTTTATGAAAGGGCTGGCAGACGGCATCGACAAGAGCAAGAAGTATGTGGAAAAAGCCGTGGGCGGTGTGGCGAAAGCCATGCAGCTGACCATGGATTCTGATTTGAATTACAGCTTGCATGGAATCTCCGGAGCAATGCTGCCCGACAGTTCCGGTGGAACGGTGAACAATTATTACAACACAGACAACCGGAAAACGGTGAATCAGACGAATCAATCGCCGAAGGCACTGTCACGGCTGGAAATTTATCGGCTGACACGGAATGCGTTGAATGTGTAGATGTTAAAATGTCGTTCTATCCTTTAAAATTATCGCACTATCATATAGATTGTCGTAATGAAGTAAAGTTACATCTTCATTTTTCTTTTGGCATCTTTTTTCATAATATGTTGTTGAATCAAAATTTTTTCTTAAACCCGCCACAACAACAAAATGGAAACGAGTACTATCGTATTCTGTAAATTCATCAGGCAAATCACAATTAGGATTTTTAAGTTTAGTGAGGTCGTTAAAAAAAATATTGGAATGACTTTCAATCCATCGTTTCCAATCAGATAGTTGAAAATTTCCTTTTCGAATAGCTTGTCCAGAATGACCATCTTTTAGCGTTATTCTTCCGTTTGGACTTTCAAATTCTATAAATACAAATTCATATCCGCCAGATCCGCTACCGATTAACACATAATCCGCTCTATATTTATCACCTAATTTGAATTCAGGAAATAAGTATAGATCATGATGTCCAAATGCAAATCCACCTGCATAAAGAATAGAAGCCGGAATATAAAAGGCAGGCTTATGATTAATAAATCTAAGGATATCTTGTTCGTTTGTTTCTGAACTATGGATTAATTCTTTGAATTCCTCAGTTAGTGAATCTATTTCCGGTTTCAAATGCAATCTATCCGATGACTTGTAATCGATCAACTCAATATGATTATTTGGAAACAAACTTAAATGATGACGTATTGCAGGGGGATATAGGTATCGAAGGTTCCTTTTAATACGTTTCCGTCCTTCATATTCTTTTTTTTGAACTTCTTCGTATTCTAGTTCTTCTTCTAAAAAAGGCGATTTTAAGTAATCTCGTTCATATAATTTCATCCTGTATCTCCTTAATGTTGAAATATATGATACAATTGTACCACACTCCACCCCAAAAAGTCAAGGAGGTATCCCATGTATTTCACCCTCACTCTTGAAAACGAATCCGGCGAACAAGTGAATCTATCCACCACCGCCAATCAATACATGACCTCCAAAATCGAAGGTCTGAATCCGCCTGCCGGAACAGTCAGCACTTCAAGCTATGCAGGCATGAACGGCAGCTATCTCAACAACGCCTTCATCGAAAAGCGAAACGTGGTCATTTCCTTTGCCATGCGTGGCATCGGCATTGAGAAGCGGCGGCATCATCTGTATCATGTGGTTAAGCCGTCCCGATACATCAAGATCTGGTACAAGACGGCGAACATCGATGTCTATGCCGAGGGGTATGTAGAAACCTGCGAAGTGTCAAATTTCGAGCAGCAGATCAGTGGGCAGATCTCCATTCTCTGCCCGGATATTTACTGGTACAGCCGGGATATTTTCTATGCCTATTACAGCGGCATCACCGGAGCATTTCACTTTCCTTTTCCGGAGAGCGATGCTCCGTTTCCTTTGGGTGTGTACTCTAACAGCAGTTTGTTTTCCATTACCAATGACGGGGATGAAACTGGATTCACGCTGCGAATCGAAGCATTGCCCAGCGACATTTCGCAGGAAGTGGTGGCAGTGACACCGACCATCTACAACGAAAACGGCGAGTATCTGCAAATCAAAGGCGATATTCTGACCGGTGATGTCATTACGGTTACTACGAAAACCGGAAACAAGACCGTCACGCTGACACGCAATGGCGTAGACAGCAATATCCTGAACCGGCTGGTTTCCGGTTCCACTTGGCTGACCTTGAAGGAAGGCACAAATACATTTCGGGTTGAGGCAGTTCGTGGTGTAAAAAAGCTGCGTGTGACATTGATGCACCGCAATTCCTATCTGGGGGTGTGAGAAATGCAGTTAGAAATTTACAACCTTATCGCAGAAAAAAACCGCATTTCCATTTCTTTGGAAGCCATCTGCGACAGCTATTCGTCGCTTTTGTGGGACATTGAGTTTTACCAGTGCGGCTGCTTTGAGGTGTATATCGCTGCCAGTCCGCAGAATGTGTCCATCTTTCAGCGTGGCAGAATTGTGGCGAGGAGCGATGATGCACAGCACTTCGGCATCATTGAGTCTTTGCAATTGGAAACCGATGCCGAAAAGGGCGATTATCTGACGGTCACCGGACGGTTTCTTGCCTGTCTGCTAGAACGGCGGATCATCTATCCCACCATCACTGCAAACGGCAGCTATGAGGACATCGTCCGCAAGGTACTGTCCCGTAATGTGATCTCCGCCGGAATCCGCAATCTGCCCGGTTTTTCCATGGGGACGGTTTCTGGTGACTGCTGGCAGAAAACCGCACGAATGCAGGTCAGCTATGACAACATCTTAGAATGGCTGTACGGTCTCTGTGAAACCATCGGCGGTTCGGCAAATGTGCGGCTGGATGGAAATGCCCTAAAATGCGACCTGTTTTCCGGAACAGACCGCAGTCTGTTGCAGGACGACAATCCTCACATTGTGTTTTCCGATGCGTACAACAATCTGCTGTCCTTTTCCTATGCAGCGGACGATGCCGTGCAGAAAAACTTTGCCTATGTGCTGGGCTGCGGTGAGGGCAGTGCCAGAAAACGCACGACCTTCTGTTCCGGTGCAGAGCCGACCTATCTTGACCGCTATGAGGTGTATGTAGACGAGCGAAACACGGCACAGGAAGAGGATGTGACGGATGCAGAATATCTGGAAATCTTAAAGAGCAGCGGTGCAGAACATCTGGTACAGCCGAAAACGGCATCGGAATCCGCTATCGCTGCTTTTTCGACCCAGTATCAGTACAACAAGGATTATTTTGTGGGCGACTATGTAACCGTGGAACAGAGAAGATTCGGCTTGCTTCAGCCCAGAATCCAGCTGATCGGCATGGTGGAGAGTTTCGACCAGAACGGCAGAAGTCTGACAACGACTTTCAAAGAAACGGAGTGATATTTATGTCTTTTTCCTATGGATTTTTTAACGCACAAAACCTCGACCGGGTGTATACCGCAGAGGATTTCACCGCATATTTGTCCAGTTTAATTTGCAATGGGATTCTGGATACTTACCGGCAGTGTTTTGCACCAACAGTCAAAAATTTATCCGTTACATTCGGAACGGGCAAGGCGTGGATCGATGGACACTATTTTATCAGTGATACTCTGCATACCATCGACCTTTCTTTCTATGTAGATGAATCTCTGAATCGTTATGTAGCAATCGGAATCTACTGTGATCGTTCTACTCGTACCTGTGGGATTCGTATTCTGGCAGGTACAGCAGCCACCAGTCCAAACATTCCCGCCTTTACCAACAACAATGTGACGACTTATCTGACTTTAGCAGTTGTAAGACTGCGTGCCGGAACGACAAGTATTCTGGATTCCGATCTGACAGACTGCCGTGCAGATGAGAGCAAATGCGGTTACTGCAAGTGCATCCTTGGCAAGTGCAGAGTGACGGAGATGCTTGCCGAAATGGCAAAGACAAATGCCACACTGGACGAACTGCAAAAGCGGCTGGATGCGATGAACAGTCAGATTTCCGAACTGCAGACCAAGGTAGATGACTTGACGGCAGGCGAAATCCTAGCAACCGGACAGTGCGGTGAAAACATCTACTATGTTCTCTATGACAACGGCAAACTGCTGCTGCGTGGAACGGGTGCAACCTACGATTATACCTCTCATGATTCTGTGTTCTATCAAAACGATCAGATCAAGGAAATCGTGCTCAGCAATGGTATTACTGGTCTGGGTGACCGCCTGTTCTATCATTGTGCCAATGCAGAAACGGTATCTCTTCCAGCTACGCTGACCAGCATTGGCAATTCTGCTTTTGCACAGGAAGATGCTGTAATCAATGATACTGCTGGTCTGACTTCCGTTACGATTCCGCAGGCGGTTACTGCAATTCAGTCGTTTGCATTTCAGCACACTGCCATTGCAGAAGTCACTGTGCCTGCCAGCGTGAAAACATGGGGAAAGTATGTTTTCAGTGACTGTACAAAGCTGAAGACTGCCCGTGTTGCGTGCAGTTCCATTGGTGCTTTTGCGTTTACAAGATGTACAGCATTGTCCAATCTTACGATTTCAGCAAATTGCAAAACATTTGGACAAAATATACTGACGTATTGCGAGAGCCTAAAAGCCATCACATATGAAGGAACGATCGCTCAGTGGAACGCCATTACCAAGCCAAGCAACTGGATGTCCTCCGGAAAGCATTATTACAACGACTATCTGCAAAAAATCCAGTGTACAGACGGTTATTTGGAATATGACCCTGAAAATAATGTGTGGAACGAGGTGAAAAACGGATGATGAAATTTTTAGTAAAGAATCAAAAGATTGAAGTGCTGGAACGAGAGGTCATTGCTTCTGACCAGATCGCATTTGTTTCGGTGAAGTTCGTGTTCGATGGGGCTTGGAAAGTCCTGCACAAGGTGGTGCAGTTCACCCAGTGCGAAGAAACATACAACTTGGTGCTTGGCATAGACGGGACAACCTGCTTGCTGCCTGCCGAACTGCATCCCGGTGCGGTGAAGATGAGTTTGTTTGGCTACGATGCAGAAAGCGATACTACACTGCGTGCAACAACAGTACCCGTCACACTTCACATCCGACCGTCCGGTTTTGTCGCAGATGGGGATACGCCAATTCCGCCGACTCTGGATCTGTATACGCAGCTTTTGAAAAAACTGGACGAAAAGGCAGCTGGACTTCAAAATGGAAAAGATGGATTTTCCCCAAAAGTAAAGGCAGAACAAATGAAGTCGGGTGTTGTAATTACCATTGTCGATGCCGATGGTGAAACTTCTGCAACGCTTCATAATGGTGCAAACGGAGAAAAAGGTACAGACGGTAAATCTGCATATCAAATTGCAGTAGAACAAGGTTATCAAGGCTCTGAATCAGACTGGCTCTCTTCCTTGAAAGGCGATAAAGGTGAAAAAGGCAATACAGGAGCCAAAGGAAATCCCGGTCAAGATGGTGCAGATGGAAAGTCAGCATACGCAATTGCAGTGGAGCATGGCTACGAAGATTCCGAAGACAAATGGCTTTTATCCTTGAAAGGTGAAAAAGGTGATGCTGGTGAGCGTGGTGAAAAGGGTGACACCGGATTGCAGGGCGAGCGAGGCGAAAGGGGTGAAACTGGTCAGCAGGGAGAACAAGGTCCAAAGGGCGAAAAAGGTGATCCCGGAGATAGAGGGCTGCAGGGCGTTCCCGGAGAAAAAGGTGAAAAGGGAGATGCTGGCGTAGCTGGCAAAGACGGCTTTTCCCCAATTGCGAATGTTGTGAAGGATGGCAGTGTTATCACAATCACCATTACAGATAAAAATGGTACAACTACAGTGACATTGACAGAGGGTGCAGCCGTAGACCTTACACCCTATGCCGAGGTCAATTATGTGGATGAAAAAGTGCAGGAATTGTCCGACAGTCTGACGTATACCTTGCAGGAGCACACACTTTCCATCACCCATCTGGAAGATAAATCGCATACCCACGAAAATCAATCTGCATTGGATCAAATCACTGCCGCTAAAATCGCACAATGGGATGGTTTCGGCACACAAATCAATGGGCTTAGCACAAAGGTTACAGTCTATTCAGAAAAGACAGAACGTACTTTGGAGAGCCTGCAAAAGCAGATCGATAACCTGACAAGCGGCAGAAATTACACCATTCTATTTCAGTCTGGACAGAATGCCATTTCGACCTATGCACCAAATCTCAGTATGATTCTGGATGGCGGGTATCAGACAATGGAGGATTTTCTGACTGCCTATCCGCAGTTTTGCAGTGCAGAAAATGATTTCATGTTGTCCTACTCGCAAACGTGTTTTAACTGGGATAAGTCGGTCTTGACCGTTTGTGCAAAGCCTCTGTCTCTGACGAAAAACGCTGAAATCGTGGTGTCCTATCAGTCAGGTTCCAGCGAAGCCGGAAGGCTGTATCTGGTGCAGAAACCGCAGAAGATCGATATTCCTATTGGCGTGTATGTGAATACAGAGATCAATGCAAATCGTGCGGTTTCTCTGGATTTCCAATGGCTGCAGTCGGACACCTTTATCACCACCATCACAGAATGCACTGGCATTTCTGACGGGGAATATTACCTTGCCTGGGTAGGCAGAAGCAACAATTCCCACCCGAAAATCCGATTCCTGAAAGTACTGGAGGGTTGAAAATGAAAGATACCATTTGTGTAGCTGTCGGCTTGGTCGGCGGCTTTTTTACTGCCATTTTTGGCGGCTGGGACTCCGCTCTGGTGACACTGGTCGTCTTTATGGCAATCGACTTTTTCACCGGCATCATCACCGCCATGATGAAAAAATCGAAACACACGGAAAGCGGCGGACTTTCTTCCAAAGCCGGCTGGTTCGGTCTGGCGAAAAAAGTATGCACCTTGATGCTGATCGTTGTTGCAGTTCGGATGGATATTCTGCTGAATACCAACTACATCCGGGATGCTGTTTGCATCAGCTTTTGCCTGAACGAACTGCTTTCCATTGTGGAAAATACAAGTTTAATGGGGATCCCGTATCCGCCCGCAATCAAAAAAGCAATTGATGTTCTGCAAACGAAAATCGGCAGAACCGAAGAAACGACCGACAAGGAGAACAAGTAATATGGCGATTTTAAGACCAGATGCAACAACGACTCTGAACGGAGTAAAAATCAACGAGTATTTACTCACCAAACACAATCCCAACCACATTGATATGCCCTCTGTTTCCATGGCGGGGAAAATCATTGGTGTGACTGTTCACAACACAGACTGGATCACCGTAGCAAGCGGAACGACTCCTGCGGAACAGTACACAAGGGCGACGGTCAATAACAATATGAAGGACGTGCGAGTTCACTATTATGTTGACAATATCTGTGCATGGCAGAATCTGCCCCACAGTCTGAGTGGTTGGCACGCCGCTGACGGTTCTGGGAACGGCAACAGAAGAACCATTGCCATTGAGTGCATTATGTCCTCTGCGTACAATTCTGTTGATAAAAAGTCGGAAGATAATGCAGCAAAATTGGCAGCAGCGTTATTAAAACAGTATGGACTAGACATCAATCATCTCTACACGCATACCCACTGGCTCAATGTTCGTGACGGACGAAATGGAACGATCGACCAGTTGAACACCATGTACAATCGGTACAAGATGTGTCCGGCGTATATCTTGCCCCATTGGGCGGAGTTCAAGAAAAAGGTACAGTCTTATTTAAATGCAGGTTCTGCATCCACAACACCTATTCCTGCAACAAAGCAGCTTTACCGAGTGAGAAAGTCTTGGGCAGATGCGAAGTCGCAGCTGGGGGCGTATTCTTCCTTAGAAAATGCGAAAAAAGTGTGCAAGGTCGGATATTCTGTATTTGATGCCAACGGAAGTGCGGTCTACACCAATGGCAGCAAGTTCACCAAAGGACAGAAGGTTCTCATTCGTGCCAACACGCCACTGTTCGCCAGTGCAGAAACTACATCTGTAACCAGAAGAATCAGCGGCACTTACTATCTGTATGACGGCATTGCCTGCAAAAACGGTCGTTATCGTATCACCACAAAGCCGGATTTCTGCGGAAAAACACCGGTGGGACGATTTGTGACTGGTTATGTTTCTTGGGATAATTTCAATCAGTGAGGATTCTTTTATGGAACAACAAAAATTGATGGATGAACTGAATTACCACCGTGCTCAAAAGCTGACTGATGCGTTATATCATTTCGGTTTGATTTCCTTTGAGGAATATGACAAATTAACGCTCAAAAATCGGCATTCTTTCTCTCCGATTTACGTGGACTTATTGCCGAAAACGCTTGCAATTCCGCCGAAAAAGAGGTAATATGGACACGTCAAAAGGAGGTGCAGAAGCATGAAAACTATTACCAAAATTGAGGCAAATCGCTCAGCAGCTGTTCATCGAAAATGTCGTGTAGCGGCTTATTGCCGTGTTTCCACAGAGCATGATGACCAGATGGAAAGTCTGGGAACACAAAAAGAACATTATGCGGCGTGGATCAAACTGCATACAGAGTGGGAATCTGCGGGTATCTTTTATGATGCTGGCATTACTGGAACAAAAGCAGAAATTCGTCCTGGACTGCAAGATCTTTTACAGGCTTGCCGCATGGGCAGGGTAGACCGCATTTTGGTGAAATCCATCAGTCGGTTTTCCAGAAATACGGCGGAGTGCCTCGCTCTTGTTCGGGAACTATCAGGAATTGGGGTTTCCGTTTTCTTTGAAAAAGAAAACATAGACACCGGCAGTATGGAAAGCGAATTGTTTCTGACGATACTCAGCAGCATGGCAGAGGAAGAATCTTTATCCATATCCAGAAATGAGAAGTGGTCGGTACAGCACCGGTTTCAAAACGGTACCTATGTGTCATCGTCTTTCCCTTACGGGTATTGCAGAAATGACAGGGGAGAGATGGGACTCGAACCCGAGGAGGCAGAAATTGTGAAATACATTTTTTCTGCCTTGTTATCCGGAAAAAGTTCTTGTCAGATTGCAGATCTGTTGGAACAGCAGGGGATTCCCTTCAAGAATGGACGTCATTGGTGTGATGCTGCGATTCGTGGAATTGCCGGCAATGAAAAATATGTGGGAGATGTTTTGCTGCAGAAAACGTATACCGATGCACATTTTCATCGGCACAAAAATCATGGAGAAGTGGAATGTTATCTTCTTTCAGATCACCACATACCAATTGTTAGTCGGGAAACTTTTGCAAAAGCAAATGCAGTCATTCGACAGCGAGCTGCCGAAAAAGGCATTGTGTGTGGTACAGAAAAGTATCAAAAGCGATACGCTTTTTCCGGAAAGGTGATTTGCGGCAAATGCGGCAGCACTTGCAAACGCAGGATCCACAGCGGCAATGAAATTGCATGGACGTGTGCGGCTCATATTGAAAGTGCTCAAAAATGTCCTGTGAAATATGTGCGGGAGGATGTATTGAAAGCCGCTTTTGTTACGATGTTGAACAAACTGATTTTCAGCAGAAAGCACATTTTGAAACCATTGTTAGAACAACTGAAAGCGAACAGCAATGATGAAAATGTTCGGCGAATGCAGGAACTGCAAAAGCAGCTGGAATCTCATGCTGAAAAGAAAAACACACTGCACCGTTTGTATGCACAAAAGGTCATAGATCCTGTTTTATTCCGGCAGGAAATGAATGCTTTGCAGAAACAAGCGGAGTCCTGCCGTATGGAAATTGCACAGTTGGAACAGGAAACACATGGAGAAACTGAGATAATTGCAGAATTAAAGCTGCTGCTGCAATTTACAGAGCAGCATTCTGCAATGTTGACAGAATTTCAGGAGACATGGTTTTCTGCATTTGCAGAACAAATAATTCTGTATGATCGGAATCATATTGGATTTCGGCTCAAATGCGGTCTGCTGTTAAAGGAGGAGATTTGATGGGACAGATTCCTTACGGCTACCGAATTGAAAACGGTGCTGCTGTGATTATACCGGCAGAGGCAGCACAGATTCGCCTTATTTTTCAAAATTATATTGCTGGTATGAGTTTACAGTCGGCAGCAAGAGCAGCAGGTCATCCCATGGCACATAGCACTGTTCGTCGAATGCTGCAGCGAAAATGCTACCTTGGAGATGCTTTTTATCCGGCAATTCTGGACAAAGAAACATATGCTCGGGCAAATGCAGAGTGGCAGCATCGTGCAGATGTAATGCAGCGACTTGGAAAAACGAGGAGAAAGCCCGTATGTCCACAGACAAAATTTTTGTTGGAACTGCCGCAGCAAATACCAGAATTAGATGGAAATACGCCATTTCAGCAGGCAGAATATCTTTATCATTTGATACAAAACAAGGAGTAATGCAACAATGCCAAAGGTCACTACAATTCCACCCCGAAAGCAAAGAAATCATGCTGTAGCGTCACAGGAAACTCGAAAGATTCGTGTGGCAGCCTATTGCCGTGTTTCCACGGATACAGAGGAACAGGCAACCAGCTATCAGGCACAAATTGCACATTATGAGAAAGTCATTCATAGAAATCCGGAATGGGTCTTTGCTGGGATCTATGCCGATGACGGCATCAGTGCAACCTCTACAAAACATCGGGAACAGTTTCATCAGATGATTCAGGACTGCATGGATGGAAAGATTGATATGCTCATTACCAAATCCATCAGCCGATTCGCCAGAAACACAGTAGATTGCCTGAATTATATCCGACAGCTGAAAGCACAAAACATTCCAATCTATTTTGAAAAAGAGTCCATCAACACAATGGATGCGAAAGGGGAAGTGCTGATTACCATTATGGCATCTCTGGCACAACAGGAATCAGAATCTCTGAGTCAGAATGTCAAACTGGGAATGCAGTATCGGTTTCAACAGGGAAAGGTGATGGTCAATGCCAGCTGTTTTCTTGGCTATGATAAGGACGAAAACGGAGATCTTGTGATCAATCCGGAACAAGCGGAAACGGTAAAACGAATCTATCGGGAGTATCTGGAGGGAGCAAGTTGTCAGCAGATTGCAAGGGGACTGGAACGGGACGGTATCCGAACAGCAAGAGGGAATACCCGATGGCATGACAGTTCGATTCGGTTAATTCTGGAAAATGAAAAGTACATGGGAGATGCTCTTCTGCAAAAAACATATACTGTGGATTTTCTCAAGAAAAAACGCATTAAAAATAACGGTGAAATGCCGCAGTATTATGTGGAGGACGATCATGAGGCAATTATTCCCAGAGCATTGTTCTTACAGGTACAGGAGGAAATTGCAAGGCGTGGTTCACAGGTGGACTGTATGGGCAGACGGCGTGGATTTAGTGCAAAACACTGTTTTACTGGTTTGCTTTACTGTGCTGAATGCGGGGAACAATTCCGCAGAATACACTGGAATAACCGAGGCTGCAAATCTGTGGTGTGGCGATGTATGACCAGATTGGAGAAAAAAGGAGCGTGTCATGCACGGACAGTCTATGAGGAATCTTTGAAACAAGCTTTTGTGGATGCTTTGAATCAATTGACAGGCGGCAGTGAAACATACCTTTCTATCTTACAGGAAAATATGACTGAAGTGATTGAAATGGAACAATCCAATCTGCCCGAGGAAATACAGAGAAAGTCAGATGTTCTTCAGAAAAAGTTGATCGAATGTGCAGAACGGCATGAGGATTATGAGGAGATAGCACAGGAGATCTTTCGGCTGCGAGAGCAAAAGGAACAGGCTTTAAGGGAAAATGTTTCTCAACAGGAGCAGAAAGAACGTATGCGGGAACTGCAGGAATTTTTGGCTGCTCAGCCGCATCACATTACCGAATTTGATGAAACACTGGTTCGGCATTTACTTGCAAAAGTAACAGTTTCTTTCGATCGACTGGATTTTACATTTCAATCAGGTGTCGCGGTTTCCATTGAAAAGTGAATCACTTCAAAAATCCTCCTTTGCAAAATATAAAAGCAGGGGAGGATTTTTAGATTTTATAACGGCGTTGCTGTCTTGATTTCTCTTTAAATTTATGGTATACTAAGAAAAAACGGAGGTGCTGCATCATGGGAATCTATCTGAACCCAGGAAATGATTTGTTTTACTCTACAGTTACTTATTCTGAAATTTATGTGGATAAGACCATGTTGATTTCTTTCACCAATAAATGTTTGTTTGGAGAAAACAAGGAGATCTGCGTCAGCCGTCCCAGAAGATTCGGAAAGTCGATGGCAGAGAATATGCTGACGGCTTATTACAGCAAGGGCTGCGATTCGAGAGAATTGTTTTCCAAGTTTCAGATTGCACAGACACCGGATTTTGAAAAGCACTTGAACCGGTATAATGTGATTCACATCGATATGCAGAAATTCCTTGGCAGAACCAAAAATGTCCATGAAATGCTGGACTTCTTGCAGAAACGTGTGCTAAAAGAGATGAAACAGACATTCTCCGGGATAGAGCCAGAAGAAACCAGTTTGATTATTGCGTTGGAAGATCTGTACGGTCAATGTGAAGAAAAGTTTATCTTCATCATTGACGAATGGGATTCCATTTTCCGGGTGCATCGGGATAATGCGACTGCTCAAAAGGAATATCTGGATTTTCTGCGGGATCTTCTGAAAGGACAACCCTATGTGGCACTTGCCTATATGACTGGGATTCTTCCAATCAAGAAATACGGTCAACATTCTGCACTGAATATGTTTGACGAATACGCTATGACCAATCAAAAGCGATTGGCAGAGTTCACTGGCTTTACGGAAGAAGAGGTTCAGCAGCTTTGTGAACGTTATCATATGTCTTTTGAACAAACGAAAGATTGGTACGATGGCTATAATGTCAATGGTGTGTCGATTTACAATCCAAGATCTGTAACATCAGCGATGATGAATGGCATCTTTGACAGTTACTGGACACAGACAGAAACCTATGAGGCTTTGAAGATGTATATCGTTCGCAATGAGAACGGCTTGCGGGATAAAATCATTCGGATGATTGCCGGAGAACATATTTCCATCAATACGAAAACATTTCAGAACGATATGTGTACCTTTGAAACCGCGGATGATATTTTGACTTTGCTGGTGCATCTGGGCTATCTGACTTACGACTTCGATACAAAAACCGCCTGGATTCCCAACAAGGAAGTGCGGCAGGAATTTCTCAATTCCATCCAGGGGCAGGAATTCCAGACGGTCAACAATGCCATTCATCGTTCCGACAAGCTGCTGCAATTGACGTTGGCACAGAATGCGGAAAAGGTGGCGGAAATGCTTCAGGAAGTTCACAGTGACAACTGTTCTGTGATTCAGTACAACAATGAAAATTCGCTGGCTTGTGTGCTGAGTCTGGCATACTATTCCGCACAAGACAGCTATGCGGTTTATCGGGAATTGCAGGGCGGAGAGGGCTTTGCAGATCTGGTATTTGTACCGAGAACCGGAAACCATAGCCCGGCAATGATCGTGGAACTGAAATGGAATCAAACCACCGGTATTGCACTGGAACAGATCAAAGACCGGAACTATATTCGCTGTTTGAAAGACTATCATGGAAAAGTGCTGTTTGTGGGTGTGAACTATGACAAGAAGAGTAAAAAACACGCTTGTCAGTTTGAAATGGTGGAAATTTGAGAAGCTCTATAGATAGATTTGACAACACACATTTGCTAAACTAAGAAAGATTAAAATATGAGAAATGTTTTTGATCTTAGTGGTATGGAACATTATGAACAATTGCTAGAAAAGTGTGATTGGTAAATAATAATAATAAAAAATATTTAAAAGAAAGCTTGACTATTGACATAATTTCTGATTAATTTGATGATTGTAAAAAGCTTGTATATGTTGATTATATGGATGGTTTCCATCAAACATTTGATTTCCGATTTACTGTTGATCATGATAGATTAAATGATAATAGACTTGAACACTTGTATGAGATTATTGAATCCTATATCTATTAATCAATTAGTTGAGATTACAGAATATAACGCATAGTTAGTAAACAGAAGCAAATACTAATCTAAACAAAATATATAGAGTAATAAGCTATGAGTAAGAAAATTGAAATATTGTTTTTACCTGCTGAAAACGGAGATTCCATTCTAATAAAGCTTGGCGATCCAATTGATACATCAATTCTCATTGATGGTGGAACATCAAACACTTATCCTTATTTACATAAAGAGTTATCAGAGTTGTACAAAATATGCCCAAAGAACTATATCTTTCTAACCCACTGTGATGATGATCATATAGGAGGACTTATAAAGTTTTTTGAAAAAGATACTTCCTTATTCAAGTATATTACTACAGTATTCTATAATTATCCAAGAGAATTTGAAAAGGAGTATCCAGATATTGCCGATCATATTCAGGAACCTAAAATGATAAATAACAATAGTGGGAACTTAACTCCGGATCAGCTAAAAACATTCACAGAATTGCTAGAAAAAAGCGGCGTCGAGGTTGTCTCTAGTGTTTACTGTGATTATAAATTTCCAGAAGATAATAATTTTAAAATCACTATCCTATCTCCAAGAAAAAAAACATTAGATAAGTTCAACTCTTGGATTGAGCCACGATTAGGATTGTTATCTCGTGCATCTGACTGGAATGTTCCTATATCAAAGTTAGTTGGTTATAAAGATAAAAAAGATCTATCACCTACTAATGCTTCTAGTATTTCATTTATATTAGAATACAATGATAAAAACTATTTATTCCTTGCTGATGCATTAGCAACCGATGTTGTTGAATCATTAATTGATAGTGGATATAGTAAAGAAAATAAGATTAATTCTTCTTTAGTAAAAGTATCTCATCACGGAAGCAAGAATAATACTACGAATGAATTATTAAACTTAATTCAAAGTTGTAGATTTGTAATTTTAACAAATGGTGATATGTACAAACATCCAGATAAAGAGTCACTTGCAAAGATTATACATCATAATCCTAATACTTGTTTGATGTTTAATTATGAATTTGATTTTAATATGCTGTTTGATGAACAAGATCGCCAAGAGTACCAACACTTTTCTTATCAAGTAATAAGGAGTATCACAGAATGATTGGATTTAGTTATGAATATTTATCAAATGATGCACTGTGTACTGTATTCATTAACAATAATAGAGCTGGTAGTGCATTCTTATTTTTGCACAATGAAAGGATGTACGCATTAACTGCCTATCATTGTGTTTTTGATGATAATACTGATTTATTTCATGATGATTATGCATTTGGTTACGAAAATGAAAAACCTTTCGATGTGGAAGTTATATATCCTCAATTAGATGATGACGAACAGAAAAATCATGCAAAAAGCACCGATACCGCATTAGTATCAATAAAATCAGGTGAATGTTATAGTAGATCCATCATTGACCTTCATTTTCGTATAAAGATAAGGAGTAACAACGATTATAGTATAATTGGTTATCCATGTGCATTATCGCGAAAGCATCTAATTGAACTGGGCGTAGAGTTAATACATAAAGAAAGTCTATATATTAATGAATTCGCTCTTTTGAAAAAAGAAGATATATCAGTAATAAAAGGATTTTCTGGTGGCATTGTTTGCGAAAAGATCGATGATAAGTATTATCTATGTGGGTTAGTGTCCAGGGCTTTATCCGAAGAATTTGAATACGATTATATCAAATGTGCTTCGCTTGAATCTATAAATCAGATGCTTAGCGTTATTGATTATAATCTTTTGGAAATACCTGAATGCTGCTATAAGCGTAAAAGCCAATCATATCAATATTTAAAAGAAGTGCTTTCACGAAAAGAGTTTTCAAATTATTGGGTTGATGGAAATGCTTCTACCGAAATAGAAGCTACAATAAAAGAATTTTTGGATAAAAATAGAGGTAATTATAATATTTGTACATTTATCGGTTTATCAGGAATAGGTAAAACAAGATCTGTACTTAACGCATGCAAAACACTTCGTGAGGAAGCAACTATTTATTATGATAATATTGAAAAATTCAGGATTGATGCCAATTGTAAATGGATGGATGATGAGAATATAGTTGTCATCATAGATGAACTAAAGGATTGTGAATGGGAAGAAGTTTACAATTGCTATGCGATGAATAAATGTAAAATAATTCTAATTGCAACCATTCAAAGAAAAACAATAACTACTTATAGCAAGTCATCAGCAGGATTTTATACTATTAATGGTGCATCTGATGATGATATGATAAAAATTATAAGAGCACAACACGGAACATTTCTAGATGAAGAGATTAAACAGATTTGTTTATTGAGTTATCGAGATCTTAGGTTGGCTTTATTGATTTCAGAATTGTATGACCATGATAAAAAGGAAATGAATCTTGAATCGTTTTCGAGCATGTCATTAGTAGCGAATTATAGTACAGCTGAAAAAATATTAGAAAAAACACTTTCGTCTTTTGGGGAAGAGAAGGCCTCTTTGTCTAGGATTTATCAGGAGTTATCCACATTAATCGATGTTGGATATTCAGGAACTGCAAAAGAAGAATTCGAATTCTTAGCTAAATTCTTTAACAATTCTATTGATAATTATGAATACGGAATTAGAACATTTTCAGAGAACAATCTTGGTACAAAAAATGGGTATTACTTTAAATCAATGCCTGTTGCATTATCAAAACTTGCTTTTGAGAAATCTATTTGGCCGACACTACGATATAAAATAACTGAGTTTGTATCCCAGCTTCCCAATAGTAAAGCAAGGCGTAGATTCTATGAGCGATTATATGAATGTGAGATTGAGAAAGAGGAGGTAAATGGAGCTTTTGCTCCATACTTTCAAGAACGATTTGGAAATGAAACCATACTCGAAGTATTTCTGACAAAGCCAGAGGAGATTTCTTTATATATAGAATTTAACCCGGAGAAAGGGTTAAGTTGGATAGAAAATAGCTTGGTTAAAATAAAGGATATTACTAAATTCAAGTATAACAGACGATATGTTGTTCATTTGTGTGAAAGACTTGCTTGCTTTAAAGAACATTTTGATAAATGCGAAAAAATACTTTATATGCTAGCTCAAAATGAGACAGATCATATATATTCCAATAATAGCCAGAGTGTATGGTCTGATCTATTTGGTATCATAGGAGCCAATTCTGATTTGCCATTTAATACGAGAATAAACATCCTTTTTAAACGATTATGCGAAAGCAATAATACCACATCCGCTAATACTAAACTATTTAATCAAGCGTTTTCTAGAGTATTTGCAAATAATGTTTTTAGAAGTGTCCCGCCTAAAGTAATCGGAAACAGATTAACGCCTTCTAGTTGGAATCCTAATACGACTGATGAATGGATAAATTGCGAACAAAGCACACTTAATAGATTGCTAGATATATCAGAAAGTCTTTCAAAAGAATTTAGATCCCTATTACTAAAAACAGTGTTAGACTATATTTATGATTTTATTAAAGTGGGACTCGTTAAGAATACATTTGATCTAATAAATGTTTTGATTAATGGTAATGAAAATAAGATACAAGTGATTGCTAAAATACAATGGTTATTAGAAATTGATGATCTAAAAAATACTCAGATTGATCAATTTCTCGAATCAAAACTTTGTGATTACCAAGATAAAACTATTTTAGGTAGATTATATGAGTATCTTCATAAGGAAATTTGGTCATATCATAAAGGATCAGATTATTATAAAACACTTGCAGTTGAGTTGGCAAAAGAATTATATTCAAGTGGTGAACCAGTTGAAAAGTATATGCCTTATTTTATGGATAGAGATTGTAAGAATTCTGCCTTAGAAGCGTTGTCGAATGCCTTGTCAAAATGCGACATTAATAATCAGCTTATTGATTTTGCTTTAAATGAGGGAGATGAATATCTTCCCTTTATCAAGGGCTATATTAGTGCGTTAGCAGAAAATACTAATAACACAAATGAGATTCAATGCATATTAGATCAGTGTTCAGAAATCAATATTGACTTTGCTTTTAACAACACAGTAATATTTGATGTTTCTAAAAAAGGATATGAAAGAATAGGGAAGATAGGCGGAAAAGTTCGGAATGTTCAATCAAACTTAGGATATTATATAGTAAGATGGTTTAATTTAATCGGTGATGATATTGGAACCGATCTTCTAACAACTGCAGCCAATAGCTCGCCAAGCATGAAATACTACCTAATCTTCAGCTGCGGACAGCATCTTTCAACGTCCTACAAGTCAATTAATAAACAAATAAGTACCGAAGTGTATAGCTATTTTATTGATCAAGTCAAACTGTGCTATCTTGAAAAAGGAAGATATCAGGCATTTGATATGGTTCATACGTTTGAATATATTCCAGAAGAACTTGAACTTGAGGTGTTTACTTCCATAATACAATTCTTTGATTTCAATGAGCATTATGATAATATTAATTATGAACTAGTTCGATTACTGAAAAGTAAAATTAATTGCAGTAACAATATATTTTTAATGGACTTATTTGGTCAAAAATTATTAGAAACAAAAAACCATTATAAAGATCGAGCTTTCACAGGGTTATTCGATTTGTTTATGGTTGAAACCGTACTTAATTGGATTGATGAAAATCCGGTTGAACGCGCTCCGCTTTTAGCATATCATCTTTCATATCCTACCTTAGATACACCAAAGTGCTCCAAATTAACTTTACGTGTATTAGAGAAATATGCAAATCTGCCGGATACTCTTAAAGAATTTGAAAAAGGGACGTATAATCTTAAAGTCGAGAATGTATCCGAGGTACATGATAACAAAGAGAAATATATTTCATTATATCAAATTTACAAAAAATATGATAATCCGATTTCTGAGTGGGCGCAATGGAAAATTGACTATATTAATTATACTTGCGATAGTTTGGACGAAAGAGACATTATGGATCAAAGATTAAATGACAGCGAATAGAAAAAGCATTATATTTTGCTGATAGCCCAAAAATCTAATCCCTACTCTCAAACCTCTCGTTTTAGTGGATTGGTTGTCGGTACGACATCAAATGTGGGCTTTCGAGACACGTTGAGTGCGTGGCATTGATGTCAAGAAAAGATGAATAAAAGCAAAAAAGTGGTGTATTTCCGGGCTTTTTCGGAAGTTGAGATGTAAAGCCTAATCATTGAAAAGGCTCGGTTATTTTATAGGGGAACATATCTACTGCGAAAATGTGTGTCAGGTTGTGACCTCGGATTTGATAACGCAAATTGAGTGAGTGGATTAGATGTCAGGGATTTTGAAGTGATTTTTGAAAGAGGAAAAAAGTTGACAACAAATCCGGCAACTCGATAGTAAAGGCGTTTTCGGGCAGTGGAATAGATGTTATGGAAGGAGGAGAATACATGAACGATTCAGCGTGGATTTGGCCAGCTTCGGATATGGATTTCTGGAAAATTGACAACAAAGAAACTTCTGTGAAAATTAAGTGGAGCCACAATTGTTTTGAGGATTATAAGACTTTGTCATATCAGTTCTATAAGTGTGGATACAAAACTTTTGAAGAAGTGATTGGCAGTGGATATGATAACGTTAAATCAGATATGTGGTTTTTAACAGGAATATTCTTAGTTCGACATAGTATTGAATTAGGATTGAAGGCTTTATTATGCAGAGTTTTGCCTCGTAAAAGAGATATTGAAGATGCTTTTGAAGCATGCTGTCATGATGTTTCTATGCTATTTCATAAATATACTGATGTGAGACTTGAAAATTATCTAACTGAAGAAGAGGAAGACTGGTTAATTAGATATTTGGATTCATTAGAAGAAGTTGATAAAAAATCGGACATGTTCAGATTTCCTTTTGAAGATGAATTCCTTTCTAAATACAGGGATAAGTTTTTAGACAATGTGGATGTTGCAAATAATATGCTACAAGGTTATGCGTTAGTAAAAAAATGCATTGAGAGAGGAATTGTTACAGAAGAAGATGAGTTTGACGGAAAATTAAAACCGGAGTTCTTTGTCTTTGCTTCACATGGAATTGGAAATTGTTATTTATGGCAAAGAATTTCTGACGAAGGTTTCCATGTTAAAGTTGCAGGGTATTCTGAGGTGATTGATTATATTTATCAGAATCAAAATATCACCAATGAAGATAAGCTATATCCTCTAATCTTCATGTTTAGAAATACGATTGAATTATGCTTGAAGAGGTTGTTCTATAGTAGAGTTGATAATGGCGTTCCACTGAAGGTGTTTAATTCAAAACGAAAAAGCCATCTTATAAAGAAAGATTTGTGGAAGAACGTTAAACCAGTAATTAAAAAATATGCAAATGATTCTGGCGAAGACCTTACAACTATTGATATAGTTGAAGGCTTATTGGAAGAAATTAACGAATTAGATAAGAATGGGGACAACTTCCGCTACCCAACATCTTATAGTTTGGAATATCGTTTTGATAACAAAGAGTTAGATATAAGCAATGTATATACATACCTTAAAGCAATAATCAATTTTCTTGACGGTTGCGATTCAATGCTTGACGCTATCGCAGATTATCAAAGTGAGATAAAAGCAGAATATGAGGCTGAAATGAGGGCAAGTTTGGATTGGTATTAAAATAATTCGCGAAATTTACAAGGCCTATTATAGAAAACCAAAGGAGGTATTTTATGGCAATAGTGCAAGATGCATATTTCATTCCTGATGATATAGCAACAGGATTAGCAACAGGAATATATCGAAGAATCGGTAGTGTGGTAAGGTGGGCAACTGGTCCTAATAAGGGACAAATAGTAAAGCACCTTAAGCCAATTGACCTACCAGCAGCAGAGCAGGTTCAGGGTGTTGGTGCTAAAGCATTACAGTTTGTAAAACAGCATAAAAAAGAAACAATAATTGTTGTGGCGAGTGCAGTAGCTGTTGGCGCTGGTGCTTGGGTTTGCAATAAAGTAAAAAACCATGAACCAAAGGTTGTAACAGAATTCAGAGCTAGCCTGAAAAGCTATATTGATGCAATTCGCAAGGGGGAGATGGATATTGATAAGATTAATAATCTAATGAGCTCTTTGGAAGCGTTGAAAGCTGACAAAAATTATTCAAAAATCAGTATTCAGCTTACATCAGAAGAACTTGATGTTTTAGTAGGACGAATTTATGAATATACCATGAAGCTGGCAAGTGATAATGAAATAGAAATAGCCGCAGACGACTTAGAAGAAGAAAAAGATGTTATCAAGAATCTGCAATCTTATCTTAAGGTACAGAGACGTATATTTGCTGAAGCTGCATAGAATGGAGGATAAATATGGGCTTTTTCGGGAATTTATTTAAAAGTGAATTTGAAAAATGGGTTGAAGGAGCTTCTCATGAGGAGCTATCAGAGGCTTATGAAGAAGAAAGACAGGATTGGATTAAGAACGGATTCAATGGTGGAACCGGTGAAAAAACTCCTAAAATGAATCGTCTTAATAAAGAAATAAGTAAACGTGTAGCTGAAGAATGGGAAAATGACCCACGAAGAAATAAAGACCCAAACTTCCGTTGGACAGATGCTAATCGTTGGGATAAGGATTAAAATGATAAAGACTCCCCATCACCGGATGTATTCCAGTGGTGAGGAGCCTTTTTGCGTCTATAAGCATTACCCTTCAATATCAATTTTAAGTCCGGACTTGAGCTCCACCGTGAAGTGGTCATCCCAGAGGATGATTTGTTTAAGCCAGCGCTTTACCAAAGTCTCATCGAAATCCGTAAGGCTGGCAGGCTGCTTTTTAATGTAATCTTGCAGGTCATTGATTCTTGCAATCTGTGCATCTCTGGCAGCAGTGTCAACAGTGCATTTTTCACGCTGTTCACGAAGCTGGAAAATCTGATCGGCAATTTCATCGTATGCTTCTTTGCTGTTAGCCTTTTGTAGCAGTTCCTTTTGCAACTCTATAAGTTGCTCGTCAATTCCGTCAGCGGTATTTTTCTGTGCATCTCGGATGACCTTTGCAATATTCTGCTGAAGCTGTACCTGAAATGTTGACTTATCACCAAGGAGCGTGTTAATTGCCTGAACTACCACATTTTCCAATATTGTTTCATTGACGGTTCTGGCATGACACTCCAGTCCGGTGGATTCCAGTCTGCTGATGCATCTCCAAACAACTGATTTACAGCCACGATTGTTCCAGTGAATTCTGCGGAACATTTCACCACAATCACCACAAATTACTATCTGTGCAAAGCAGTGATTACAACTGTAGCAACGCTTTTTGCCATTGGCACTGGTTTTGACCACTCGCCTGCGTACCAGTTCGTCCTGTACTCGTAAGAAGATATCTTTTGGAATGATGGTTTCGTGGTTTCCTTCCACATAGTACTGGTAGTGTAAATTACCTTTCTCACGTCAGCGGAAAATTTGAAGATCGGTGAGATCACATCCCAGTTTTTGTACCAGCTCTTCATGGCGTTTGGATAATCTTTCTCCCACTTTTCTGTGACATGTTCAAGCTGCTTAAGTGCAGCGTCCTCAGACGGTGCGTGATAAATGGTTTTCAAATCGTTGGCAAACTCTTTCTTGTTTTTTGCACCAACATATTTCAGCGTGTTTCTTACTTGATGAACGATACAACGTTGTAATTCTGTCTGTGGAAATGCCGTATTTACGGCTTCTTTCATACCCGAAAGACCATCAGCACATATCACGAGGACATCCTTTACACCGCGATTTTTCAGCTCATTCAGGACTCCAAGCCAATATTTTGCACTTTTGTTTTCTCCGATATGTATGGATAAAACTTCCTTGTGACCTGTCAGACTTACTGCGAGAATCACATATGCAGCCAGATTCCTGATCTGCCCGTTATCACGCACTGAAAAGTGTACTGCATCGATGAAAACGATCGGATACACCTCATCAAGCGGACGATTCTGCCAATCTTCTACCTGCGGAAGAAGCCTGTCTGTGATGTCAGATACCATTCCGTCGCTGACTTCAAAGCCGTAGATCTCCTCGATGGTAT